CATACCTCCATAATATAAACCTACTTCATTTTCGGAATTAGGTATAGTTGTTTCCAATAATCTTTTTAGTTCATTACAATGATTTCTTCTATCAGATAGAACTAATATTTTTCTGCCTTCATTATACTTATCCTTTATTAAATTTGCTATCTCTAAATTTCTTGCAAATGAATCACATAAATCATTTATCATTCCTGGAATATTTGCTTTACCATTTACCATTCTTTTTTCTTCCAATGGGTCAATATTAGTAAATTTAACAATTATAGTTGGATTTAAAATAGATAGTTTTAATGATACTATTGTCTCACCTAAAAAATATTTAATAACTTTTGTAAGTCCATCACTTCTTGTTAATGTTGCTGATAATCCAAGATTATATTTTGTACCTATTTTATAAAAAATTTTAGAAAATATACGTCCTGGCGTATGATGACAATTACTAACAATAGGACCATCACAATATTCACTTTGTGACTTATATGTTTTTTTTGCCAATACAAAATTATGATTATCAGCAACTTCTATATCATAAACAAATTTACTTTTATTTTTAATATATTCTTTACTAGTAACAATTAATGTTCCATAATTTAAAAAATCATTGTTCCATTTATATTTTTCTAGTTTTTGGTTAAAAAATTCTATATTTTTAGTTTTAACTTTATATAATAAATCTGAATGAATATATTTGTAAATTATATTGATAAATTTTTGACTATTGATAATATCAAATTTTAAATAATAATATTTTCTACTTTTTGATATATTGCATTCTATTCCAAATTTTTTAAATAGTTCAACAAATTTTAAATGAGTATCATAACTAAAACTATTTGAATGTATATTTACTGTATTTTTGTGCAGAGAACCATCATCCATAAACCATATTGCTAAACCTCTTTCGTCAATTTCATTTAATATTTTATTTGGTAGATATTTATCAGTACTTTTTTTAGTATTAAAATAATCAAAATCAATTAAATCAAAACATTTTGTACAAAAAGTATATGCACTTTTTTGAGAATAACCATTGTGCTCTAAATATTTAATAGTATTTATATTAAACATGTTTGCTTTCCATTGTAAATAATTCTTTTGTTTTTCACAATGAATAAATCTTAATCTAAATCTATTTTTTTTTGTTATAGATAAATTTCCATCTCCTAAATATGAACCATAAACTAATTGAAGTTGATCAGTATTAATAGCAGGGCATATAATATTATCTTGATGATTAACATCATATTTTGCTAAAATTATATCATTTATACTTAATTTATCTGCTTCAATATATCCATTTGGGGTTAAAATTTTATGATTTAGTGTACATTTAATTTTATATTTACTTAATTTTAAAACAATTAATTCTGAATTTTCTTTTTGCCAAGCATAAGTAAGTGGTTTATATTCAAATTCATTTGTATTTTTATTAAAACTTAAAATTTGTAAATTATTTAGTTGATCTTTACCATTTTTACTATTTTTCCATATTTTATATAAATCTGATATTGTTTTTTTACCAATATTTGTATGTATATATGTATCAGGTGGAAAACATTCATCAAGAAGTGTAAGTCCAAATTCTTTAAAAGTACCCACCGGATAATCTTTCATAGAAATACTTTGAATCATTCCAATACATATTTTTTTATTATGAGTATCAACCTTTGGTCCTTGAATTATTCCAATTTCATCATTTGTTATCCCTAAAAAATCATTAATTCTTTCTTTCCACTGTTCTAATAAATTTTCTGTATGAACTATAATTAAAGTTTTTAGTTTTAACTGTGATGCAATCCATAATGCAGCACATGTTTTTCCCCATCCAGTATAAACACTAACCAAACCAGATTGATTTTTTTTTAAATGCAAAAGTATTTTATTACAAGTTTCAATTTGATAGTCACGTAATTTAGATATAAAATTTAAATCTACAGATAATCCATTTTGTTCTTTTATATTTTCTACATTTGGTAAACCGAATTTATTTATTCCATAATATTTTGGAATATATAAAAATTTATCAGATATTCTAAATATTGGAAATCTAACAGGATTTTCACAATAGGGTTGAACAAATAATTCCTTTTTAAGTTCATTGACTTTTGGGTGATTTAATGGTATTTTATAACCTTTATTTGTTATATAAAAATTTTTAAGTTCTTGATTAGTTTCATTTTCAAAAGTATTCATTATGTACAATTGTGTAAATTAATTAAATATATAATGATTACTTTAAGTAAAAGTTAACAATAAAGTTAACAAAAGTTATTTTAAAATAGAATATGAATTATTTACTTTTGCATATATGGGTCAATACAAGTTTGTATTTTATCTTCTTCATTACATCCTGGTCTTGCATAACATTCTGATCGTTCATTGAAATTTAAATGTACTGGTTTATTATTTTCACAGTAATTTAATCCAAAACCTGGAACCATCATTCTATCTGACAAATTAGGGACACATAAGTTTTCAACAGGTTTACCATTTAAATGTTGTGCCTGTGGTACTGGAGTGTTTACAAATTTATTTTTTACTTTTACATAAGGACATGAAGTTGCATCATAATTTTGTACCGGTTGTAGTGGTTTTTCAAAATATTGTAAATTCATTTTACTTAATATAATGTTTATTTTTTTTATTTTTTAAAAATAATAAATTTAAATAGAATCGATGTATTATCACTTTTATATATATTGTATATTTTCATTTTCCAATTAATATCATATCTAATTAAAAAATTACATGGTGCTTTCAGACAAATTATTTTAAGATTTTTGTAATTGTATAAATATTCTATAATATTATAAATATTAATATCATTAATATATAAATTAACAGATTTTTTAAATTTATAGTTTGATCCTCCCCATGGTGGGTCAAAAAATACAACATCATAGTTAATAATTTTTAATATATCTAAACAATTATCATTTACTATATGTTTATTTTCATATTCTCTCAAATTATGATTTAAATAGTTAATTGCTTGTTCTGAAATATCAATACAATATACGAATTTAAAATATTTACAAAAAAATATTGAATTTCCACCCATGCCAGCATTTGCATCTACTATTGTAAACTTTTTATCACAATATTTCTTCAAAATATATAACATTTGAGATGCCTGTTTATTAGATGTATAAAGTGAAATATAATCATCAGAAATTAACATCTAAAATATTATAATTTATATATAATAATTTATTAATTCTTTAATTCATTATTATAATTAAATTTTTGTTAAAATAATTTACTGATTTACAAATTATTGATTGATATTATTAATTTTAAATAATCAATCAAATATATTTTATTTTGGCATGAATGATGATTAATACAGTTAATATAGTTATTAATTACACTAAAACAATTACTCTTGTGTCTTTGCAATAAAAAATGAAAATAATATATAAATTGTGGTAAAATATTATTATAAATAAAATTAAAATTTAATGTACTAACATAAAATATTTGATTTAATATTTCATTTAAACAATTTGTTATTGTTAAAAATTCTGCTCTAGAATTTATTTTTTTCTTCCAAGATTTTTTATTAAATGATTTTTTAATTTTATAATGTTTTACTAATCTTTCTATTTGATATATTGAAGTATCACTTAGTAATTCACGTGTAAAAGGATCAATGAAATCATTTGTACTTTTATTTAAATATTCAACAAATGCTTCTAATGAATAATATCTAAATTTATTATTATTTTTAATAGACACAAATGGGTATTTTAAATCTGAATATGAAATTGGACAAATAAATTCATCATTTAGTTCTTTACTTAATTTTTTTCTTATAAAAGTTTGAATAAAAATTATTGATTTTGTTGTATTAATTAAATTAATTAATTCATTTTTATTTAGTTTAGAATAATACCTTATTTTATTTATTTTCATAACATTTATTAAATTTTTTTTCTTAAAAAGAGAATTATATAAAATTAACATTCATTAAATTATAGAAAATTTTAATTTTATAAAAAAATAACTTAAATTAAAATATTTAAAATTTAAAAAATTAAAAGTATTTATTACTTTTCTTAATATTTCCTATTTTTCTGAGTATTTATCAATATATTCTTTTACATTTTTCTTAAATTTATTATAATCAGTTTTCATTAAATTTGCTATTTCAATTTCTAATGGATCTTCAGCATTTGGTTCTGACAATAAACTACATATTGATAACAATACCTTTGATGTTGTTAGTATTGGACTCCATTGATCTTTTAATATATCTAGGCATATTTGACCTAATGAATTAATGTTAGGATGGTATATCTTAGTCATAAACGTAACATATGGCGGTGAATATGGATAATCTTTTGTAAATTCAAATTTTAATTTAAATTTACCGCCATTATAAATTGTATCTTGTGGTCCTTGTAAATAAAAGTACCAAATGTTATTTTCAGAATTAATAAATTCTATATTATCAATTGGTTCTTTTATTAGATTATTAAATTCAAAATTAATTCTTTTTAACATTATAAAACTTATTATTAAAATTTTTTTTTTTATCTTTTTTTTAAAGAATAAATTACACTTGGACGAATTGATGAAAATCTATTGTAAACATCAGTAGGTAATAAAGATGCGGAATTATTAGCAGTTTTAACTTTTTTATTTTTAATATTTGCTTGTGGATTAGCATTTTTAATTGTTACTTTATTTGATATTTTTCCATACTGAACTAATTTATTATCTAGTGTAGAAGAAGATGAACCATTTTGTAATCTAGGTTGAGAAGGAAGATACGAACGCGATAAGGCAGAACTAACAGAGACGGACATTTAATTATTATATAATTTTATTTTTTTTAATTTTTTTTTTAATTTTTAAGTATACATCATGAATGGAACTTTACTAACATTAGATATTCTTGTATCGTAAAATTTATCAAATGCTTCATTTATTATTTCTTTTGTTAAAATAAAGTTTTCTTCTTTGCAAAAATTAACTCGAGAATTTATTATTTTAGCACGAGAAATTATATTTTCTATATCACCCGCATTTCCATTGAAATATTCTTTTTTAATTTTTGATTCTAATAATTTATTGTCAACTTCATCATGTAATTCATATTCTTCTGTGTTATTAACTTTATTTACAAAAATTTGTGCTAATTCTTCTTTTGTAAAACTTTCAATAGTGAATGTCCAAGGAAAACGTCTTCGTAAACCTTTATTTTGTGAAAAAAAACATTCATTAAGTTCTTCTTTATATCCAGCAATTATACAAATTAATTTATCTGCATTTTCTGTTAAATACTGA